ATTGGTGAGACATTTCAACTTGCCTGCACCGTCGGCAAAAAGAAACCCGCAAAGGCAGAGCGCCATGCGGGTTTGAAGTTGGTGGGCCGTGACAGATTCGAACTGTCGACCAACGGATTAAAAGTTCGCCGCACTTTTCAGCAACTTCAACATGTTACGCCCATCTATTTTTACGAAGATCCAGCCCTTTGGTTGTCTTTCAATCAAAGGGTTACGAAGCAATTTTACGGGGTCCCAGCCCACTCTTTTTAGTTCAGAACTCGAACAGGTTGCTGACACTGCGCCCATTTGATAACACTTAGGTGACGCACGCTTAGGGCGTTCCAATGGCGAACGCGGCTACAGCATGTTGAATGAGCAGGCTGGTGCCATATCCCAGCAAGATGGCAATGCCCTCCCAGACGTAGACTCGATTCCTTTTGTTTTTGATCCAAGGAATTTCAGTGGATCGCCTAGTAAAGAAACCGCCAAAGTAAAAAATCAGGCTCAAATAGCCGATCCCTATGAGTAAGGCCAGCCACGCGCTTGGATGCTTGGCGTGGACATAGCTGAGCAGGCCAAGCACGGCGGCCCATTGAAACCAAGCAAAGATGTTTGGCGTGGCAACCAGCCAAAACTCGTGCCATTTGTCAAAACGAGATACATTCGGGCGATCGCTTGATGCCTCTGCGGTTTTGTCCTGCATGACTTAGCCCCCAGTCTGATGCACTGATAGTTCGATTCATTCTGTGGCGTCCGCTTCGGGAGCGGACAAAACTCGCACTCATTGCACTGACTTGCGATCAAGCTTGCAGTGCGCGCATGTCTTGCGTGGCACGCGCTCACCTCCGTAGAAGCTAAAACCACATCTGGGACACCTAATGGTGCCAAGCCACACCCTAAGTAATAAGGCACCAGCTGCCCAAAGGCCAAGGAAGATATATCCATCGATGTCGGAGCTAGCTGCGTTACGCATTCCAATTAGTTGTGGCGCTGCAAGCATTGCAGTTAAGAATATTACCGGCCAGCCAATGAGCCAACCAGAAAAGCACCACTCTAGGTGCCTCAGAGCCTTCCACTGCTCCCTATACGAAGTCATATTACTCAATGAAGTGGCCGCTATAGGTGGTGAACGATGAACTTAAGCGCGTTCAATGTTTCGCCACGAATAACCCAAGCCGCAACTAGGCCAAGGACCCAGGGTGCAGAGTAAACGAAGATCGTAAGGGGCATGGTCAACACGAGCAGTGCTGATAGTGGCCAACTCTTCGTGACTTCTCGAATGGTTCGCTGGGTATCTTCATTCACTTGCCCGTCAATGGTTTGCTCGATCCTAGCGACGCCATAGGCCGCCCACGCAACCCAAAGAACAAGTCCAAGCATTCCCAGTAATACGTTGGCCCCGTAGTGGCTCACGGGAACATCGAACACCGTGATGGAGGTGAGGTCCACATTCCATGCTTTGGCGCCGATGGCCAAGGCGGACAGTAGGAGCACACTCTTGCCGAGTTCGTATGCCCTTTCACCAATACCCACTCTACTGAATGACATATTTCCATCCCCGTTTCCGTGTGCGTGGATTGCGGACACTTAGGCCATTGTTGGATCGGTTAACCCTGAGGTCACTTAATCTACTGCCTGGGAAATTTCACCTGTGGTTGCGTACCGCGACACGAGGTAATTCACGAAAGCACTGCAAGTCACGAGCATGTATCTAGCCTCAGCCTCCTGAACCGGTTCCCCGGTGGTCAGTAGAGCGTGTCGAATGCCGTGCTCGCCACTCGTATAGCTGTAGAGTTTAATGAAGCCTTCCTTCAGCGCACTAGGCAGTTGATGCTTATCCGTTAAGACAGCCAACGCTGGTGTCAAATCCTTCTTTCCGGTCAACTCCCGCGCGACGGCCTCCACAGCGGAAATTGCCTCCTTAACGCAGTTTCGGTAGTCAGGCTCTGCCCGATCCGCATAACACTGCAGCGCCCGTTTAATGTGAGTCCTCACGCCCGCAAAGGGCCCAGCAGTTGCAGCAGTCTCGACCGACATCACCTCTTCTGCTTCTGTGATCGGCGCAAACAAATCATCCATCAAGCGATACCCAGATCGCTCGCGCTCCAAAAGCGAATTCAGATTCTTTAGGATGGCCGTACGCCCCGGCAACTTCAAACTCAACAGGAATTCAAAGAATTCATATGGGTGATACCACGGTGAGCCGAAGAAACGCTCGCGGATTTCCTCCATTACTGAGCTGGCGTAATCGGGTATCTCGTTGACTGGCTCCTTATAGAAGTCTTTCCACAGCACGCGCGCAAAACTCTCAGATAGTCCCTCGAAGGAGTAGTCTTCAACGATATGAATGTAAAAAAGGTTCCATAACCCGTTTCGTAGAGCTTCGTCCATTCCATTTATTTGAATGGCGAGCGACCCCTCAATGAGACCCAGTCGTTCGCTAAATCGCGCTTTCACTATTTTTCTCCGCTAAAGCTTCCATGTGATGAAAAGAGTCATGCCCTCGTGGATAGTCTCCCCGCACCCGCGGATTAATTTTCAGGTGGAAACTCTCGCCGCAACGTAGCCAGTACGTCCCCGTAGGTCTCGCGAATGTTTCCCCTTTTGAAGCGTATTTGTGTAATGCCGTGGATGTTGGAGAACTCTTCAACACCTTCCTCCAGCAGCACAATCGCGCGCTCAAATCCAAGTTTTCCCTGGAATAGGCCCGCTTCATGCACCACATTCTGGCGCGCGCGAAACCCTCCTTCAGCAGTCTCGTCTTCGCCCGTCATGACAAGCAGCGCAAAGGAACTACTTTTCATCATTGAATTCAAAATATCCCTGACCGTATGCCCGGCACGAGCGCCGCTTTCAAAAGCTTCGACGTCGTATCCGTGTAGATCCCCCAAGTGATCTTTGAGATTCCTCCATTGGTCGCTACGGCCATGTCCAATGAATACAACTGGTTTGTGCTTCACAGCGGGCGCAGCAACAGCGCACGCAGCCTGATTTCTTTCAAATACTTCAAAAGTTGAAAGTACTCGGGCCCGAGCCCGATCGCGATTGGGCGCACGTACTCGAACCCAGGCGCGATTGTCTGGCAGACACTGCAAACGTAGTCTGTGACCATCGGCATTCACCTCGTACACCCCGGTGCCGCCAGCGGAGCGCCTGTAATCGCCAAAAAATTCGTCAAGATCATCATGCTCCCATTCGCCTTCAGGAAGCTCCACGGTGAGGTGATAGTCACGACTTCCCGAAATTCCATTGAACAGCACTTCCGTTGCTTCTTTTAGGACCTCAACAGTGAATCGAGTTCGAGGGATGAATCTGGACAGTTCCATTTGATTGCAGAGAGTGATTGGGCCGGGAGGCAAGATAGCAGTTACCGCCGTGAGAGCAGGATTTGCGGACCCAAAGACGCGCGAATAATCAACAGCCCGCATCGAAAGAACTTGCGTTAGTCACCATAGGCCACGACCTTGTCCGGAGGAACACAAGGGAATAACTGGAATGACTACAGCAGCAACACTTCTCACGTTGATCGCTCACGCTCAACAGCACATCGCGGCCCTGGAAAGTTTGGCAGCGGGTATGGCGGCAGGATTGCGTGCCGGCATGGTCGACGCCGATCACCTGTACACGCTGATGGCCACACAAACGCGCGCCATCCATGCACAGTTGGACCAGGTGGCCACCGCGATGGAGAAGGTAGAACTGCGGACGCCCATGAACGATAGCGGCGGACCGCCCCCATATATCGCCCCAATGTGTGGCATCGTCGGAAAAAGGTAATTTTGGTAATCACGCTGGCGAAATGCCTAGTTTCGTCTGCAAGATCAATGGGTTAGAATCCACCGACGAAGGTAATCAAAAGGTAATTTGAGGTGATCTGATTACCTTCTTAAAAGGTAATTTTTCTGCACACCCTACCCTTTCATATTCAATAACTTACGGAGAGAGGTAATTTTTATCACCTTTGGATTACCTTTCTCCGTAACCTACATTTCATCGATGTGCTAGGCATTTAGGCCATCTCCAGGCCACATGGTTACCTTGATTACCTTTTCGGAACCGAGTCCGCCGGCAGCTCTCAGCGACGCCCCGCCCGACAGTTCAGGGCTGCATCAATCTGCGTCATCTGAGCCACCACTCGGGCTCTGCGCAGGCAACGACGTAATGGGCTCGCACCACGTGCGTCACCTGCATCAAAGGCGAAGGGGGAAGCGCGCAGGCGAGGAGGGGGGACGACCGCGCGCCGTTGATCGAAGCCATGGCGTAATGGTGCATCGCACCCTTGCATCCTGCACCGGCGCGTTACCCTTCGCTTAGGAATCCGGTTCGGGACCCAGATGCTCGGACGAGTCGGAAGCGCCCAGCTCGATCGCCGCTATTGCATTTGGTGCAGTTAATGCATGCTCGCCGTAACGTAACAAGGATTGAGCGAAATCTGGAGCAACTTGGGGACAAGGACGGGTGCGGGTGGTTTACTGATGCGGAACCTAAAGCATGTATTAAATGCGTGCGAGATGACGGTCTGAGGATCAGAGACAGGGGAAAGGAAGATGGGCGACGGTAATGAAAACGTAGGGACGGTGACTCCAAGCTTTATTGTTGACCAAGCGTCAGGCGAAGATCACCTTGGGCAGCATCGAAGGATCGCGGATGCAATCGTGGAGGTAATTGCAAAGGAAGAGGCGATAAACGTTATTGGATTGCTCGGCTCCTGGGGAAGCGGCAAATCGACAGTCGTGAAGCTAGTTGAGAAAGGGCTTCGTCTACTCCGGACAGTTGAACGCGAACACTACATATTCACCTATGATGCATGGCTTCATCAGAGCGACCCCCATCGTCGCGCGTTCATCCAGGCACTTGTCACATTCCTCTCTAAAAAAAATCTCACCACAAAGGGTATTTGGGACGAAGAAATTGATCGTCTCAATGGCAAGATCCAAGACACAACAATCACAAATACCCCCGTCCTAACGGGCGCAGGAAGAGCAATCTTCCTGTCGCTATTTCTAGTTCCAATTGGGGCGGTATTCACTGGGCACGAGTGGTACAAAGACTTTCACAACGCAGGATGGATTTCATGGCCCGCATTCGTATATTTAATTAGTATTTTATTTGTATCAAGCCCAATTATCGTGGCTTTAGCCATATATTTAATGTGGCGTCCGAAACTATCTCTGATTGATTCAAAGTTTTGGACAACGCACAAAAGCAAGCATAAAGATCAATCAATACTTTCCATCTTTATGAACAAGCAGGTCACCAAGAGTAAGAACAGGATCATTCGTGATCCTGATCCAACAGCAATAGAATTCCAGTGCTTGTTTCGCAAAATCATGGACCAGGCAGCACCTACGGGAGGTAGAGCTCGCCTTATTTTTGTAATCGATAACCTTGATCGATTGCCTGCTGCGGACGCTTTAGCGATGTGGGCCACGATTAGAAGTTTCTTTCTCGGCGCCGAGGAGAGCAGCGATTTACCGAAAGCCGAGTCGCGGCCAACAATATTGTTACCGGTCGACGAGACCGCAATTGCGTCAATCTTCAACACACAAGATCCACAAGCGGCGGCATCATTCGTTGCTAAAACATTCGACATTACGTTCCGGATAACAAAGCCCGTCCTGAGTAGCTGGGATAAATATCTCGAGTCCCAGATGCGGGCGGTCTTCAAGACCGCTTTCAATGAGGAATGGTCAAAGTTGACAGCACGTTTTTTTCATTACCTCGAATCGTCCACGCGAGACTTTAGAGTTACACCAAGGAGCTTAAATAAACTAGTTAACGATATTGCAAGCCTCTGGCTACAGTGGCGAGGTGACGAGAGGGTGAGCTTCGCTGCAATTGCTTACTATTGCGTATTTAGAGAACAGATTGATAGCGATATTTTGGTAGCCACGTCTAGTCCATGGTCCGGCGTGGATGAAATTGACAACGAATGGGCGAGGTCAATAGCAGCCCTACACTTTGGCGTCGATCCAAAAGATGCGGAGCAGGTTCTCATAGAGCAACCTCTGCGCAATTCCGTACAAAACGATGACGGGGAAGCCTTCAATCGATTGGCGACAATTCCAGGTTCCATACACATTCTGTCTAGAATTGTCTCTCAATGGCGCAACGAGAACCTATCGGAGCCAGATAGAGTGTTGATAACAGCGCGGCTTCTGAAGGAGTCCAAGATTGCGACGGCCCAGACGCAATACATTCGACGTTCATTGAGAAGAGTTCTTCAAGATACCCGCAACTGGAAAAAATTCGACGCCCTACAGTGCGAGGGGCTTATTGCTCTAGTTCCGGATGGAAGCCTCACCGAAAGAAAGGCCTATTTGCAACTTGTAGCGGAGCGTCTAGCTACTGTAGACAAGCAAACTTCGGACCGGCCCGAATTTGTAAAAGCCTTTGCAAACTTCTGGACCGATGTTCAATCCGACCCAGACAATATTGAGGCAATGCCCCAGCATATCTCAGTGCCCGGGCAGGCCAGCAACTTCTTCAACGTCGGGTCTGAGTTCCTTGATAGCAATCCAATTAAGGGCCGCCTTAGGACACAGTGTGATCCGCTCGAGCTCGTTACCGCAATTTCCGATGAATTGAACCAAAACGTGGATCCTCGTCGAATAATTGAGCACTTTGAGTTCATTAAAGACACGATAAAAAATTTGGACTTGCAGCCGTTCTTGGAACATCTAGCGCAACGCATGAGGGCAGGACAAATATCGGGGCCAAATATCACCGCGACAGTGAACTTGCTTGGACGGCTAAGAAGCATCACACCCAACGCTGTGGCACTCACAAACGCGCTCTGCACTGAGGGACATATCAATAATCGACTACCCACTGCGATCTCTCAGAAAGATGATCAACTGGCCGCCGCATTGCTTGCTTTGAATTTCTGTGCGGGCATCCAATTCGAGGTTCCTGATGCAAGCGCTTGGCAAGCAGCCCTTAAAGAGCGCCCTGATTTCGTGAAGGAAATAAGTGATTGTCTGACAGCTTTTGTCGTCGACAAAGACAAAGCGAGTGTTGCGTGGGTTCTTCACTCGGCGGTTGCTCGAAGCCCTAACCTTAAGCCAATAGCCAAGGCAGTCTTTTCTCATCGAGTTTCCACAAATACAATTGGCAAGCTTCCCGTAGAAAACATCCTCACCAATTTTGATAGTTACTATGAACTTATTGATTCTGAGCTGAAACAAACTTTTGTCGTAAAGCTTTCCGACTACAACACCTTTTGGGACAAGATGAGCGCGTTGCCACTCGCAGGCGGCGTAGCCACGATCATTAAATTACTGATCGCCGACACGTCCCCTGTCGGCACAAAAGCAAGAAAGTGGGCGGAAGACGCACTCAGCAAAATTAACTCGACAGAATGGAAGACTTCGATTCTTAGCGGGCAAGCCCCGTACGATGTCCTAAGAACATTAGGGACGTTGACAGGCCTTCCGATCAATGTCGAAGCATTGTGGGATACCCTGAATGATCTCATTCCTGAAGTATTGACCAACCACGACTCGGCATTTCGCGATCGTTGGTTTGAATCCGCTCAATTCTTAGAGCAAGAAGCTACGCTTACTCTATTTAGAAATCTCTGCGATAAATTGACACTAGGCTCCCAGGTCAACGAGATTGCCAATCTCCTTAAGGCAGGCGGCTCTCGCCTGCTGAAAGTTGAGAGTTTCCTGGAGTCTGCCGATCAAGCGGTAAGGCATGTGATTTATCCCATGCTAGATCGAACCGATGGCATAGCGGTGTTGACAGAATTCGCGCAGATATTCAGATCCTGGATTGAGCGTAGCAAACCAGAAACCGTTGCTCAGCTCAGCACATTGTTTTTTAGGAAGGTTCAAGTCGACTCCACACAAAAGGACGCGGTAGATCAACTTGCGATCTCGCTGGGAATCGGAGAAATTGACGCCAATGATACGCCAATCGACGAATCAACCGATAATGTGTAACTGGACCCACGAACCTCTGATCCTGAACATCGCCAACTACTCGGCAGGCGTTGTAGTCAATGCCTGCGAAAAGCCCCAACTTATGCGAACGCGTTAGCGATACTTGGATTTCTTAAGCGCCCTGGGGCGTTAGCACTCTGAACCGAAACGCGTCGACACCCAACGCTGCGTTGAGGCCAGCCATCTTCACTTGGATGGGCGCGATTTCATTTTCCATGAATACCTGCTTTGCCTTTTCCACATCGCCGAAGCCACCAGCATTCGTGGGGATCATGCCAAGCAACTGGGGCGGCACGCGATGGGCGGCCAAAATATCGTCGCGGCTCGTGTTCTTGATCGACGCAAAGTCATCCTTCGCCGCCACCTCACTGATCGGAATGAGCTGGAGCCCATCCTTCTTGCCGTTGGGCGCATACATGAAGAGATTGCGGAAATTCCCCGGGCCCTTCGAGTTCTTCAATGCTTCGCGCAGCGCATCGATGTCCGCCGACTGCTGCGCCGTGTCCGTCATGTACAAGATGAAGCCGGCGTGCGAGCCGTTGTCGTAATACTTGCGCCGGAACAACGTCGCCGACTTGTTCAACTGCGCCGAGTGCAACGCACTCAGGTATTCCGGCACACCGTAGATTTCCTGACTCACGTCCGGCGCCAGGAGCTGGCACACCGGGTTCTGGAACTCGAACGCCTCGCCCGAGTACGGCACAAACCAACACGACCCACCGTTCACACCCACACGTGTAAATAGCGACGGCGAGCGTTTCAACCGCAAGAGGCGCTTGGATATGGCGGGGATCTGTTCCAGATACGCATGCGCGAACACCAAGTAGTCCGTGGCGAAGGCCTCGAAGTCCGCCACCGACAGGTATTTCGTCGGCACGAACGACGACACCAGCAGGTTGCGCTTGATGAAAATCGCGGAGGAATGATGCGGCGCCGCGCGCAGCATGTTGGACAAACCCAGCAGGCTCACCGGCGGTTCGTACCAGCGCCCGTTGTTCCACACCTGCACGTATTCGAGTAACGACGCGCGATCGATCGGTTCGGGCTCGCCAAAGGTAAAGGCGTGGGCTTTGGCCTTGGCCTCGGTGGTCTGATCGGCCCGCTGACGTTTGCGCTTGGTCATCCGTAGATCTCCATAAAGCTTTGGCTGTGGCCGGTGCGGCCTTCCAGCGGTTCATAAATCAGGGAATGCATCACCGACCAGGCGAGATCCGCGTGGCCGACATCGGCCGAACGGCTGGCGTCGTAGGTGACGTGCCGCCCGCTCGGGGTCAGGGTTTTGCGGATCGCCATGAACGCGGCTGCTAAGTCCGTCCAACCGGCGTCCCATTCCAGGCGTCCCTTGCCCATGACGTCCTGCGTCTTCATCACCATCAGCGCCTTGGTTTCCGGCGAGTACTGGATCGCGCGCGCCATGGGGAAGAACTGCTTCACCAACTGGTAGACGCCGGTACCCATGCCGGTGGTGTCGATCGCGATATCGGCGACGTGGTAGATGTCGCAGAGCCGCTTGATCTGGCCGGCCTGCGCGTCGAAGTCCTGGCCTGGCCACTGATGCTTCTCGACCACGCGGAACAAGTCACGCTGCGCCTGCGGCAGCGCGTTCACCGTGCAACCGGACGGATCGCCACCGCTCGCCCCCTTCGAGGGATCGAACCCAATCGATACTGGCGCATCGCCGAGCGGGCGCGGCGCATACGGGCGCACGTCATCCCACACCTCCCAGCTATCGACCATGCAGCGCTTCACCAGCGCGAACGGAAACACCGACGCCGAGTCGTCGATGAACTCGCACATCAAGAGCTGCTGGAATTCATCGGCGCTGTATTCCAAGCGCAACTGGTCCAGGTCGAACAGGTCGCAGCCACCGGCCATCGCGTCCAGCACGGTGACGATCTGCCGCCACTGACCGTCCGCGCACACCAAGCCGTTGACCAGCGCCGCATGACTCACATCAAACGCGACGCGATCGGCTTTTGCCCGACCCTTGTTGAACAGCGCACCCGACCAGAACGGGTACGCGTCGTGGCTCAGCGCCGAGGGCGTCGAGAAATACGTCTGCCGCCACTTCTTGTGGATCGCCATCCCGGACGCGACCTTGCGCAGCGTCTGGAAGCTATGCACCCAGAAGTATTCGTCGAAGTACAGGTTGCCGTGATAGCTCTGCGCCGTGCGCGCGTTGGTGCCAAGAAAGTAGAGCGTGGCATCGTTGGGCAGGATGATCGGATCGCCCTTGAGATCGATCTCGGCCGCATCCTTCGCAAACTGCGTGAGGTATTGGCGGAACACGTCCGCCTGCGCGCGGCTGGCCGACAAGAAAATCTGATTGCGTCCCGTATCGATCGCATCGTCCAGCGCTTCACGCGCGAAGTACCAGGTCGCCCCGATCTGACGTGACTTCAGAATGTTGCGGATGCGCTGCGCGAGTCCGGCTTGGTGCCAGCGTCGCTGGTAATCAAACAACGAATCCATGAACGCCTCGCGCAAGCGCTCGGCTTGCTCGGGGCTGTAATCGTTCTTGGTCGGCTTCTTCTTCGGGTGGGCGTTGCGATTGGCCACCTTGGGATTGAGATGACCTTCGTGACCGCCGGGGGCTTCATACCGATGCACGCGTGCGATCTGCGCGACCTGGCGCATCAAGAGATCGATTTCCTTGAAGTCATGCGCGTCCTTGCCGTCCTTCGCGATCAACTGGCACAGCCGCGCTTCAAGCACGGCATCCACGCGATCAATCGGTTTCGCATTCGCCCAGCCATCGCGCTGCTTCCACGATTCCACCGTGGAACGCGCTTGCCCGATGTGCTCGGCAATGGCCGTCACGCTCCACCCTTGGAAATACAGGCTGCGCGCGAGCGTGCGCGGATCGGTGGCGACGGAAGGCATGAGCATGCCCGACAGCGTAGGGAGACCTTCGTACGCGCTGGGCCGTGCGCTGTTCTCGGTGACGGGGTACAGAACCGCGCGTCGTTGCCGGTGCACGCAGCGCTATCGATGCTGGCGACCTATCACCGACTCACTCTCGCCGAGGCAACCCGCATGGCCAAGAAATCCAAGAAATTCCGCGTTGCAACCGAAGGCGCGACCGTCGATGGCCGCACCATCCAGCGCGAATGGATCACGCAGATGGCCGCAAGCTACGACCCGGCCAAGTACCGCGCAACGATCAACCTGGAACACATCCGTGGTCTGCTGCCGGATGGCCCGTTTCGCAATTACGGCTTTGTCGATGCGCTCTCGCAGGAACAAAACACCGAGGGCAAGTTGGAATTGTTCGCGGTCATCAGTCCCACCGATGACCTGGTCAACCTGACGCAGAAAGGCCAGAAGGTTTTCACCTCCATCGAGGTCAATCCGAAGTTTGCCGACACCGGCAAGGCGTACCTGGTGGGCTTGGCCGTCACCGACAACCCGGCCAGCCTCGGTACCGAAATGCTGCAATTTGCGGCGGCCAATCCCGACGCCAATCCGCTCGCCGCGCGCAAGCAACACCCGGACAACCATTTCTCCGCCGCGGTGGAAACGCTGATCGAATTCGCCGACGAGAGTGAGACACCCAGCATCCTGGAACGCGTGCGCAAGCTCTTCACACGCAAGGATGCCAACGACGCCCGCCGCTTCGCCGATATCGAAGCCGCGCTGGAGGAAGTCGCCGAACATGGCGAAGCCCAAAGCGCGCAGACCGCGCGCCAGTTCGAGCAGGTGGACACCGAGGTCAAGGCGACCCGTCAGCAACTCGCCGAGATGACCACGCGCGTGGCCGCGCTGGAGCAACTCTTTAACGACACGCCCGCCGCCACCGCCACGCGCCCGGTGGCCACCGGCACGGACGACGCGCTCACCGACTTCTAACGCGCACGCGTCCCGCCTTCCCTGTTTCCCACAAGGACACCCATGAAGAACGAAACCCGCGTCAAGTTTCATGCGCTCGCCACCCAGGTGGCCAAACTCAACGGCGTGGTAAGCGCATCGGAGAAATTCGATGTGCAGCCGTCCGTGCAACAGACGATGGAAAACCGCATCCAGGAATCGAGCGATTACCTGAAACAGGTGAACATCCATCCCGTCACTGAGAAGACCGGCGAAAAGCTGCATCTGGGTGTCGCCGGTCCAGTCGCCAGCCGCACCAAGACCAGCGCGAACAAGAAGCGCATGCCGCGCTACCTGGGCGACATGGATGCGCAGCCCTACACCTGCTACCAGACCAACTTCGACACGTCCTTCCCCTACGCTACGCTGGATGCGTGGGCGAAATTCCCCGACTTCCAGACGCGCCTGTCCACCATGCTGGTGACGCAACAGGCGCTGGATCGCCTGATGATCGGCTGGAACGGCACGAGCGTGGCCGAGGACACCGACATCGCCAAGAACCCGTTGCTGCAGGACGTCAACAAGGGTTGGTTGCAAATCCTGCGTGAGCAAGCGCCGGCGCAGGTGATGAGCGAAGCAAAGGCCGGCAGCAAGGAAGTGCGTGTGGGTCCCGGCGGCGATTACGAAAACCTCGATGCGCTGGTGTATGACGCCATCCTGCTGCTGGCTCCGTGGTTTCAGGAAGACACTGGCTTGCGCGTGCACGTGGGCCGCAAGCTGATGCACGACAAGTATTTCCCGAAGATCAACCAGGCGCAGCGCGCGACCGATGAACTGGCCACGCAAATCCTGGTGAGCCAGAAGACCATTGGCGGTTTGCAGGGCTTGGGTCTGCCCTACTTCCCCGGCCACTCGCTGCTGATCACACGTCCGGACAACCTCTCGATCTACTACCAGGCCGGTGCGCGCCGTCGCCTGCTGCGCGACGAGCCCGATTACGACCAGGTCGCCGACTACCAGTCGAGCAACGACGCCTACGTGGTGGAACGTCTGCAAGGCGCGGTGCTGGTCGAGAACATCGTGCTGGGCAACTGGGCGGCCGGCGGCTGAGTCACGCGATGCTCTCCCCCGCCCAAGCCCACCTGATGCGTGTGGAAGCGGCACGGGCGACCGCCAAGGCGGCGCCCGGCGCCGCGGTGGATGCGTCCACCTCCCGCGCGCACCGCCTCATGCGCGCCAAGCTCGACACCGACCGCCGTCGGCTGCAGCAAGTGCAATCGGTCGAACGCAAGATCGCGATCAAGCGCGAGATCCTGAGTGACTACGACGCGTACGTGTCGGGCGTGCTGGCCAGCGGCCAAGGCGTGCAGGACGACGTCATGGGTTACGTGCTCACCTGGCGCATCGACGTGGGCGATTACGCGGGTGCGCTCGATGTCGCGCGCTACGTGCTCGATCACAACCTGTCGTTGCCCGATCGCTTCGAGCGCACGCCGGCCACGCTGGTGGCCGAGGAACCGGCGGTGCAAGCGCTGAAGGCGTACGACGCCGGCAAGCCGTTCGACGTGGGCGTGCTGGAAACCATCCTCGCCCTGACCGCTTCGCGCGACATGCCCGACCAGGTGCGCGCCAAGTTGCACTTCGCGATCGGGCGGCACCTGATCAACGCCGCACCGCAGAACGCGCTGGAACATCTACGACGTGCGGTGGAACTGCACGACAAGGTCGGCGCAAAAAAAGACATTGAGCAGTTGGAACGCCGACTGCGTCAAACGGCCTCCGGCCCGCATGCCGGTCATCCATCGCCGCGGCAACGCGGCTCCTGAGCCTCCCCCCGGCGCCCCGGCGGCACGGGTGGCGAACGATGCGGCAACGCATGCCGTGACCCACCCGTCCACCGCCGGATTTTTTTGAGGAATGTATGGGCA